CTGTGGCTCGTCTGATGCCCTAGCGGTATATACAGACGGGCACACTTATTGTTTTAGTTGTCAAGCTAGAACTGCTGGAGATGGGCAAGAACAACAACTACCCATGCAAACAGATGTTAATTTCAAAGGATCAGCCCAAAGGCTGCACAAACGAAGAATTAGCGAAAAGGTATGCCAGTTTTACAAAATCTACAGAGACGATGCATACTTACGCTTCCCTTATTTCGACAGCAATGGATGTCTTAAAGGATTCAAAGTAAAAACCAAAAGTAAAGATTTTAAATATGAAGGGCAAACCACCGATACCCTATTCGGTCAGCATTTATTTCCTACTAGCGGCAAGCGTATTGTTATTACTGAGGGAGAACTAGATGCTGCAAGCTGTTTTGAAGCGATGGAAAACTGGCCGATGGTTTCGCTACCACATGGCGCAGCGTCCGCACAAAAAGACATTAAAAAACAAATACCTTTATTACAAGGCTATGAGAAGGTTGTCCTGTTCTTCGACAATGACGATGCCGGACGAAGAGCTACTGAACTTGCAGCGCAAGTCTTACCAACAGGTAAGGTCTTCATTGCAAGAATGGACAAATATAAGGATGCGTCAGAGGCACTCCAAAACGATGATGCAAATGCTGTTAGACGTGCCATATATGATGCGAAACCGTATCAGCCGGACGGCATCGTTGATGGGAAGACTTTACTCGAAGCGGTAACTACTCCCAGCCCACCTTGTAATCACGAATATCCCTTTCCTGGACTGCAATCTATGACTCATGGCATACGTTATGGGGAGCTTACAACTGTAACCGCAGGCACAGGTCAGGGGAAGAGTACATTTTGCCGACAGCTGGCAACAGAACTTCTTAATAAAGGAGAACCAGTAGGGTACATCGCATTAGAAGAATCTAACAGGCGAACAGCTTTAGGACTTATGTCTGTAGCTGTGGGTAAAGCCCTGCATCTTGGTACACATGAATACACCACCCTTAAAGATGCCTACGACAAAACAATTAAAGACTGGAAGCTTTATTTATACGATCATTTTGGTAGTTTATCTAGTGATATTATCTACAGTCGTATCGAATACATGGCTCTTGGTCTAGATATAAAAATAGTTTTCCTCGATCACCTATCAATATTACTGTCCGGCTTAGATGGAAATATGGATGAGAGGAGAACAATAGATAAAACCATGACTGATTTAAGAAGTCTGGTTGAACGTACAGGAATTAAATTATTTTTAGTTTCTCACTTAAGACGTGCCCAAGGAGATAAAGCAATAGAGGATGGACAAAAGGTATCAATTGGAATGCTTCGAGGAAGTGCATCAATTTCCCAATTGTCTGACACAGTTTTAGCTTTGGAGCGCGATCAGCAGAATCCCGATGATGTCTCAACTTTAAGAGTTTTAAAGAACAGATACTCAGGCGAGACAGGTGTAGCTGCTGAATTGAAATACGATAAAGCCACCTGTAAATTTAATGAAACTACGAACACAATTTTCAGTCCCACCACAGACTTCTGAGGAACTGAAAAAACCAAATCCACCTAGTAAACAAGCAGTTAAGAAAGCCAAGTTTAAAGATAAAACTTATGTCGGAAAAACAAATGCTCGTATTTGACTGCGAAACAAACGGATTATTACATGACGTTTCTGAGATACATTGCGTTGCCATCTACGACTCCCAAACGGAGGAAACCACCGTCTTTAACAATAACGGTGGAGAGTGCAGACCAATCACGGAAGCTTGTCATTGGCTCAGTACGGCTGATGTCATTGTTGGTCATAACATCATTGGTTATGACTTACCTGTTTTTCGGAAAGTATATCCTTTTTTTCATACTTCTGCTGAAGTTGTGGATACTCTTGTGCTATCTCGCTTATATCATCCAAACATGATGGAGATAGATAAGAGAAGAAATATACAGCGCATGCCATTACAACTTTATGGTCGGCATTCTTTAGAAGCTTATGGCTATAGGCTTGGCGAATATAAAGGAGAGTTTGGCAAAACAACTGACTGGCAAGACTGGTCACAAGATATGCAAGATTATTGCGTACAAGACGTACACGTTACAACTAAATTATGCGAGCACTTCCGCCCTTACATGACTGGCTCGCGTTAGAACACCGAGTCGCAGAAATTTTAACAGAACAAGAAATACATGGATGGTACTTTGATGAATCAAAAGGTCAGCAACTTGAATCACATCTCCGAAGAGAGATGGAAGAAGTTACTGAAATACTTCGAGGACAATTCCCTCTCATTGGAGGAAAGATGTTCACTCCTAAACGAAATAACGCATCCCAAGGGTACATCGAAGGATCACAACTACAAAGATTAATTGAATTTAACCCAACTTCACGAGATCACATAGCATGGATACTTCAAAACCGTCTGAAGATTACGTTGACCCAGACTACAACGACTGGGAAACTAATTATAGACGAGATTACATTGAAGGAGATAGATCATCCCTTTTGCAAATTTTGTGCGAAAGCTTTGGATCTGAAAAAGAAGCTAGGAATGATATCGCAAGGCGTGAACGCATGGCTCAAGCTATGTACGACATCTAGCCGATTGCATCATCATTGCTCAGTTTCAACTAACACTTTTCGCTGTGCACATCGCAAGCCAAATCTTGCCCAAGTTCCAGCTGATGAAAAGTTTAGAAAACTATTTACTGCATCCCCTGGTATGACTATGGTTGGAGCAGATTTAAGCGGAATCGAACTGAGAATGCTTGCACATTACTTAGGTAGATATGACGGTGGTAGATATGCAGATATCCTACTTAACGGAGATATCCATCAAGTAAATGCTGATAAGATCGGCATATCAAGAAGACAAGTCAAGACTGTATCTTATGCCTTTTTATATGGAGCTGGAAACCTTAAGTTAGGTCTGAGCTATGATCCACAACTTTCGGAAAGCCAAGCAGCTAGAAAAGGAAAAGAAATCAGGTCAGCTTATGTGGAAGCTATTGATGGATTAGCTGAATTAATTACAGCTGTCAATGTCAAAGCTAAACAAGGTTATCTTATGGCTATTGATAGTCGTAAGGTTTTAGTTGATAGTCCACATAAAGGTTTAAATTATTTACTTCAATGTGGAGCTGGCGTAGTTGCCAAACGATGGATGCTTATAGCTAATGATGCTAAAGACATTCACACTAAACAACTTGCCTTCGTACACGATGAATTGCAGTACGAAACTAATCCAGACGGAGCAAAGATTCTTATGAGTGTTCTCGAAGAATCAGCTCGACTAGCTGGAGAATATTACAACTTACGTTGTCCCATAGCAGCTGAAGCAAAGCAAGGCTTGACATGGGCTGACGTGCATTAATTTATGACAAATAAAAATAAAAGTGATTTTCAAATATATCAATTAGAAAAAAATACTCTAGGAGATTTATGTGAATATCATGTAGCTTTAGAAGCTGCAAAAAGAGGTGCAAAAGTCTATAAAAATATAAGTTGTGTTGGTTATGCCGACTTAATTTTAGAAATAGATAATAGATTTATTCCTATAGACGTAAAAGCTAGATTTTGGAATAAAGATAAAAATAGTTTTCAGACGAGAGCCTATTCAGCTCGCTGTCAAGTAGTTTGTGTTGAACCAGACGATGTAAATGGTTGGACAATAAGCTGGCCGCTAAAACATGGCGGGAAGACAAACGAGCACGCTAACTGTCCAGAAGGTTTGGAGGCTTTTTGGGAATGAAATTACTAATTGATTGCGACTACATAGTATATAAATGCTGTGCAGCTGCTGAAACAGAATTAGATTTTGGTGACGATGTAATAGTAGTAACTTCACAATTTAGTGAAGCTATGAAATGCGTTGAAAGAGACCTAGATAAAATTAGAAATGAATTTCCTTTTCATAAGGATATAATTTTATTTTTTACAAGTCCTAATAATTTTAGGAAAAAAATTTTACCGGAATACAAGGGTCATCGAAATAGAAAAAAACCATGTGGTTTCAAAAGGGTCATAAATGCACTTAAGAAAAACTACAAGGTAATTATTAAAGATAACCTCGAAGCTGACGATAGCTTAGGAATTTACGCCACTAAATATACAGGCAACATTATTGTCTCTCCTGACAAGGATATGAGACAGATTGCTGGTAAATTATATGACTTCAATGAAACTGTTGACATTACACCTGAGGAAGGTGCTAAATGGCATCTAGTTCAGACGATGGCAGGCGATAACACTGATGGCTACAGCGGTGTGCCAGGAATTGGTATAAAACGTGCTGAAAAAATCTTTCAAGAAAAAGGCTACACATGGAAAGCAGTTGTAGAGACTTTTGAAGAGAAAGGCATGACTGAAGAAGACGCATTGACCAATGCAAGACTCGCAAGAATATTAACCTTCGATGATTATGACTCAGAAAAACAAGAACCAATCCTTTGGACCGCCACCTCCGATTACGAAATTAACGACCCATCAAGACTTGAAGCTGCGACAGCTTGAGATCTTATTGGCTAAACCTGAGACAAAAAAGGAAGACATTATTACTGTAATGATCGCCCTTCAAGAACAAGCTTTTGTCTTATCAAATTGCATAACAAATCTTATAGAAAAATGGCCGAAACCACCAACGACCACGGACCCCAATACTACAAACGAGGTTCCATTGATGTTTGGGATTTTATTAGAGACCAAGGACTCGGATACCACCTCGGAAACGTAATC